CTGGCTTTGTCCCGGAGTGTTCAAGTAATAATAAAAGGGAGGATTGCTCCTCCCCTGTATTATGATTTTCCTTACGGAGCGTCACGCAGTAATTTAACAATAGCTTGTGGACGACGAACCATATGAATGAAGTTTGATTCTGATTCAAACTCAATATCATGACCACGTTCATCAGGCCATTCCCACACATACTGGCTTTGTCCCGGAGTGTTCAAGTAACCGAAACGAGTAGGTGGTGCAAAGTAAGATACGAAAGTATCGCGAGTACCAATTGGAACCAAGTAAGCTTCATTTGCAGGTACATAAGGAAGTGTGTTACCATCTTCATCTGTAGTAGTACCATTGTATTCAATGAAGCGAACCCCACCAAATTCAAATTCACGATACCATGCACCTAATGGGCTTTCTAAACGTCTACGAAGAGGTTCAGTGCTAGAAGAGTAGTATGTGTATGCTTCAACTACTTGTGGGTGTGCAATCAATGATTCAAAGAACTCAGGAGATGCAATTACAATGTAGCTAGATACCATCTCACCAGATTGCATAGCCAACTGTGATTTTTTAATCGCAGAAGCAATTTTTGCACGTACATCTGTGGTAGTAGTGTCTAATACAAAATCTTCTGTTGCTTGGCTGACACCCATTTCAGTGTACCAGTTTTGTACATCGTTAGTGCCATTTGGATTGTACACATTACCCATCAGGGCTTGCATACGTGAGTATTCCATAGTGTCTGCCCAAGACATACGAAGACGCTCTAACACGTCAGTACGAGCGCGGGCTACAGACAGTGCTGTATCACTTTCACCCGGCATACGACGACCTTCAATGTCTTCAGGACGAAGAACGTCATCAAACGGAAAGTGAGGAATACCTACAGTGTGTAGTTTAGAGTAATCACGTTTACTCAGTTGTTTACGTTGACCACGTTTTTGATCTGGAATCAAAGTAAGGGTTTTACTAGATTCGTCAAATTGTAAAACTTGCTGTGTGGTGGACTTCTCAGCGAAAAGACCAAGGTTGGTGATCAAGCCCCATTGATTAGGGATAAGTACCAGCTCATCCGTAAAATCATTGTACTCAAAATTAGTATATTGTGACATTACTTAATATTCTCCTAAAATGTCTTAGATTGCGTTTGCGACAACGATTGGTGGGTTCAATGCTTCCAAACCAGCTTTAGCATCTGCAAGGGTTTCACCATTCAATTCCAAACCAGCGTCTTTAACAGTCATTGGGCCACGTTTCATAACGAGCACTTGGGTATCAGTGGTAGCAGGGATAGTGATAGCTTCTGCAACGATAGCTGCAACAGTTTCAGCACCGTCAGTAAGAGCAGAGTCCCAGATTTTATATTTACCACCAACAGTAACTTGACCTAGCAATGTGCCATACGTAAACTCAGCAGCAGCTTGGTTAACGGTAACAACATCTGTGCTGTAGCCAGCAGACTCTAATTCGCTTACTGAAAATGCGAATACATCAGAGTATTTTTTTGGTTCATTTGCAATAACAGGCATGTTATTAATTCTCCTAAATTTAAATTATTTTTTATCAGCGTAGCGAGCTTGGATTTCTTGCTTCACTGCCGCTTTTTGTTTAACAGTCTCCGTTTCTAATTCAGGAGTGTCTTCTTCTTCAATTGCCAAAGATTCTGTAGCCATCTCTGTTACTGCTTTGTCAGCTTTATCTAAAACAGCCATTACGACAGCTTTATCTTCGTCTGCTAGGTTAAACAAGCTTGCTGCTAATTTAACTGAGTCATCTCCTACAAAGGAGAAATTGGTAAGCTCTTTAGCAAAGCTTGCTTGAGCCTCTTCTTTACGGGCAGCTTCAATAGCAGTTTTTTCTGCTTGAAGTGAAGCCACTTGTTCTTGTAAGTCAGCAAGCATTTGAGCTTGAGCTTTAGTTGCTTCCAAGTCCACTTCTGGAGTAGGAGTTTCTAAGTTTTCTGTTGACATTTTTTCCTCTTTCTTCTCTTTATTAAAAAGTAACGGCATATCTTTTCCTTCGTCTAAGTCTGCCAAATAGTTTGCAAATTCTTGTCTTTCCATTGTTTTGTCGGCAAGACCTAAAGTGATCGCGTTATTAGATGAGAACATTTTAGCTTGAGTATCACGAACAGTTTGAACATCTATATTACGCATACTGGCAACATGTGCCGTAAAGTCATCATATAGTGTATCAACCCTATCTTGTATCTCAGCAATAAAGTCTTCTCGCCATTCACCAGACTCGTCAAAAGGTATTTTATTTTCTCCGGCAAACACGTAGGTCTGGGAGATACCTTCTTTCTTCATCTGTTCGTTGTTGTTCATTAACTTCGTAACAACACCAATACTCCCCACTTCTGCGTAAGGATTAAGTATGATTTCATCTGCCGCTACAGAGAGTCCGTAGGCTGCACTAGCTGAAATCCCATCAACATAAGCGATAAGCTTAATGTTATTCTCTGTGGATAAACGTCTAAGGTCTTTAGCTAACTCAAAGACCCCATATGCCTCCCCACCTCCGCTGTCTACATCCAGTACAACAGTGCTGTATCCTTCGTCTACTGCTTGGTTCATCATACCTAGGATACCCTGATAAGAGGACATTCCACAGATAGCACCAAAGAAAGTTTCTTCGTAGGTTAAGACACCCGAAATAGGAATAACTGCAACAGACTTCTCACCAAGGTTATTCTTTTTCTTTTCCCGGTAAATGTCTCTAGCGATAGCAAGCTCTTCTTTGCTCATCATTCCACTAGGACGTTCATCTAAATAACTCACCACTTCTTCTAAGCCAGTAGAGGTAATTAAATGAGGCGTGTTAAACACTTTTTTCTTTTCTAGTCGGCTCACTTTATGCGCCATTAAATTCTCCTCTCTCACGAAGCATTGTCTGCTTGTATATTATATTTAGGTTTGGTAAGTTCTAGCCATTCCTTGGCTTCCTCAAGAGCACCGCTGTTACCTAATCTAGTACAGTTGAACTCTTTACTATACCTTTTTCCGGCATAACCAAAGTAAGCTATAACATTACCTCTTTTATTTATGTGAATATTAGGTAGGGTATGTTTATCTACAGTTGGTTTTACTTCTTGTCCTTGTTTATATACCCCGTGTTTATTTATATACTCAGAGATAAATGCTTGTAGTCGAGAATCTTGTGTTGGGTCATAGCCCTCAT